GTGAGATTACCTCCCAAGGTGGGGTCCTGATGGGATGACCAGTTTCCTGGTGCATCCTATCATTGATCCACATCTTCTGGTGGGAATCGGCAATCACCGAGGCGGCCCAGGCCCTCCGCAAGTCGAAGCGCGAGGCGTTCGACGCGAACAGATTCATGATCTGCGGCGACGACGCCCTCGCCCTCGTCTGGTCGGAGACCTCAACCGCCTACTCAAACATTGTTCGAGCGTGCGGGGGTCAACCCTCTCCTGGAAAGCACTTCATCTCTAGGGGTCCGGTACTCAGAGGCGTGTTCCTCGAGAGACTTTACGAGTTCTCCACATCAGGGGGACGCGTGCTGGGTGGTCGTCGCGAGACGTCCATCCCTCTCCGCGGCCTCGTTAGGGTGGAGGTTCCGCCAAGTCTCCGGGAGTACGGATCTGGTCTCCGGATATCCCGTCTGATGAAGCTACTCTTTACCATCGATTCCATTTGGGCGCAGCAGCCGTCTGCAACCAAAGAGATAGCACGCTTTGTTTCAAGGCACTACCCATGGTTGAGGCGATCCGCCAAGGTGCTTGGACTGCTCAACGGAGTCAGGTTACGCTTCGGCGGCTCGGGCATCCCAAATGAGGGGCCCCTCGGCCGCAAAACGGTAACCTGCCTTGCCCGGTCGATACTCCACGTCGAGGGCGGCCATGATTTTCCAGCGCTTCTGCGGGAGGAGATCTCTCCCCTATGGCAGATGGCCGGATCCATGGCTCGCTCCGATATGGAGTTCTTCCTCGCTTCCGGTGAGCTTTCCATTACCTCCCCCGGCGGCCCACGTCCTGGCGAAACGTACCTTCCCTGCGGCTCCGTGGATAGTCTTACCACTGACATGATATGCTCAGCATACCGTTCAATGGTCCTGACCTTCGGTGACCCCAAGGAAGTTGTACGCATGTCGGATAGAACCGTCCGCCAAGCTATTCTCTCCTGGAATCTCTCCCTCCCCAGACTTGAGGAAGGGGTTGATCCCTATGAGATCGTAAGGCGAGGCCCTACCCCCGACCAGACGTGGATCCGTCGGACCGTTGGCCCAACAGGCATGCTCCTCTACCCACGTTGGGCAAAGGAAACACGCGCATCCGAGGCACACCTTCGAGCCCAGCTCTTAGGTGCTGTCCACCTGCACGTTCCGTGCTAGATGGACCATCC